TACTGTTGATACACCTGCCTGACGATATTTGAGTGCTATGTTTTCCTCATAGTCCTCATAATCTTTTAACAATGAAACTTGATCAGGAAATAGTTCTAATGGAACATATTTAGAAACCGTATTGTCATATGTTTGAAGGTATGTTCTAAGAGCATATGGAGTGTCATTCATACACTTCACATACTCAATCATTACTTGTTCTTTAGTTAAACCCATATCTAATAAATATCAATTATGGGTTTTTGTTGTAAACATTACTTTTTTCCTATTGAAAACATTTTTGATATTGGTAATTCCTTAGGCGCTTCGTGAGAAAACATGGAAACTTTTTTTGGTCTACGGATAATCATTGATTTAGACTTTTTTTTTATTGTCTCAATTAAATCCTTTTTTGACATTTTAGCATCTATGTTATTATCGACCATTTCTAAGATTTTTTTTTCTAAAAATTTTTTAAAATTTTCATTTGTTTTTTTCTTAACAGTTTTTTCGGGATGTTTTTTTTCCGGCATATTTTTGTACTGTTTTTTTGATGTGGAATCAGAAAATTCTTTTACCATTTTACACCATTTACAATCTTTAGAAGAACATTTGTTACAACGAGCCCAAAATAAACCCTGCTGAGCCTTAGATTCAAACTTTTCTGTAAGTTCTGACTCCGCCATACCCATCATTGACCTGTTTTCGCCAGAATCATCACCCATACCATCATCAGCCATATCGGCAGCTCCATGGAACATTTCTTGTCCCGTATCACTCTGTAATGCGTCTTTGTTTAATGCATCTGAATCACTTAAATTGTCAGTTTCATTCTCTTTGATTTCACTTTCCATTGGAGTTGCTTTAACAGTTCCGTCAGGATTTTTCTCAACTTTGTATCCTTTACCTGTCGGGTTATATGGTAATTCTCCAGGACCTTTGATTGTGTAAGTATCTTTTGTTTCAGTTGATTTTTCTATTTGTTCTTTATTTTCTTTTTTGAATTTTTCAACTAAAACCCTTACTTGATTGTCAGTCATCTTACTGATAACATTTGACGATAAACCATTCTCAACTAAAAACAATATGTTTTTTTTATTTTTCATAAACAACTTCTTTTTCAAATTGTAATACTATATCTCTCTCATATAGTTTGTTTTTAACATCGTCTTCACTTTCTCCAAATCTAAATACTAATCTTTTTACTAATGAAAAATCAATGTCGTTAGTTTCTTTTTCCCAACCCAAAGCAATTACACCATCCATAGAATCAATAACGGAAAATACATCTGAATCTTGTACAAGTTCAAATGATAGATCGTCGTTGATAAGTGTACCCACTTTTTTGATATATTCTAAATCAGGTGGTAATGGGTAACTATTTGCTGGTTTTGCCTCCCAGTTTTCACCAAAAACTTCTAAAGTATCGGAAAAAATAAATTCATAAATGTTGTCACCCTTATAGTTAGGACCCAAACCATTTATGTAAATCAAGTGATTCATATTAACTTACCTGATTTTGTAATACGAACTTCATTAATACCTTCTTTGAAGATGAGGTTCCCTTTATTACTTAACCCCAACAATTTAACTCTCTGATTTTCTTTAATGTATTCTAAAGCCACTGATAATTGTTCAGATGATTCAGCAAGTTTAATTATGTTTTGTTTGTTGGTATTGTAGATACGATTTGTTTTTTGATCTTTAGTGTTTTGATATTTTTTCTCCTCTGACTCGTTAAGAATAAAATATTTAGACAACACTTTGTCAACTGATGATTCAGAAAAAGTACCATGTTCAAAATGATCTACATTAGGATAATGTCTTTTTCTTCTTCTTTCATTTCTATGTAATTCTTCATAAGGTTTTTCTTCTTCACCCATTTCACTTCTTAAAGCTTTAGAAGCTTGTGCTGCGTAAGCCCCACCAAAATAATCATTAAACGCATCGTTTATGTTATCATACCCTTCAGCCATTTCAGGTTCTGCGGGTGGTTCAGGTGCAACTTCTTCTTCGTCTTTAGTTTCATCAAATGTTACATCTTCCTCTTCATCACTTCCCTCATCTTCGTCCGTTCCTTCTAACTTAGCAATGATTTGTTCAATATCATCTTCATCCAATACCTCAACATCGATAGCAGACAAAATAGAATTAATAATATATTTAATTTCTTTTGGGGATAGTTCTTTATCTTCTTCGTAAGTTCTGATTTTTTGAGCTAACTTACCTACCAAAATTTGGATTCTTTTAAGATCAGAAACTTTTTTCTCTTTAGGTTTTTTTTCTATTTCGATATCCTCTTCCTCATCTTCCATACCCATGCCAGGTTCTTCCATATCTGCTGGCGGTTCTTCCATACCCCCTTCATCTGCCCCCATATCAAGCGTCGGTTCTTCCATACCCCCTTCAGGTACCCCCATATCAGTTGGCGGTTCTTCCATACCCCCTTCAGGTACCCCCATATCAGTTGGCGGAGGAGGTAGTGCACCTTCTTCTGGCGTAGGTGCCGGAGCGGGTAATGGTTCAGGAGCTGGTGCCGGAGCTGGAGCAGGTTCCGCAGGTGGCGGGGTTTCTTGTGCGGGCTCATCTGCGGCTTTTTTCTTTTTAGTTTTTAGTATGAACTTTTTTTTTTGCTCACCTATTAGTGAGATACCTTCTTCGTTTTCGTGTAAAACATTAATTTCTTTAGCCATTAAATTTAATCGCTTAAGTGCTGATGAATAAGAAGAATAATATTTTCTTGATTTCATAGGTTCAATATAATCTGATTCAGATTCATTGATAGCCATTTTGATAATGTATCCTTGTCTTTCTTTTTCAATACGGTATGTATTACCGTCAGCAAAGTCTATGCTATATTCAGTAGATTTTGTTTCATTTACAGACTGAGGGATGTTTTCATTATAACGAGCAATCTCCATTATTCGTCTGATTTTATCCATTCCCTCTAATTTTTCACTTCCGATAGGTTTAAATCCTCCCATGTTATTTTTTTATTTAATGTGAATTATTTTTTCTTAATAAATATACCAATAAATATAATTATTCTATATTGTGGTTATTTATTGTTTCATTGACAATTTTTTGTCAATAATTTCAGTTGGCAAGTCGTATAGTTTTTCGATATATCCATTTCTTCTTAGTAGTTTGAATACTAAATTCTCTATCGCCATTTCTCCACCTTTTTCTAAACCACAGTTTCTGAAATTTTTTAATTTTTCTTTATATTTTTTTACAATACTTTTTATTTCTTCAGGATCTTCATCTTCTATGTTGTCAACAACACCGTCAATTATTCTCATCCATTGTTTAGATTTTTCCTTGATTAGTTCTTTATCGATACTTGTTTTGTCAAGTTTTTTTGGTTCGTTCACCCACATGTCATAAAGTATAGAATAAATACCACTACTAAAAGTCGTTTCACTTTCACTTTGTACAAAACATTCAACATCGTAACCAAACATTTTAATATTATGTTTTTGATTGAATATTACCTTTTTCAAGTCAAAAAACTCAACATATAAATCTTGCGAATTTGTTGGAAACTGATTAAAGTTTACCACAATATGTAAATCTATATCAGAATATTTGGACCAATTGTAGTTAACAAGTGACCCAATCATGATTATATCAGTAACTAATATTTCTACCCCTAAAAAATCTATAAAAATATTTGAAGTTTCTAAAAGTTTTTTTCTAACCTCAGGTTTCATAGAATATGAGTCACCTTTTTTCTCCCAAATTTTAGAATTTAGTTCATCCTGAGACTCAAAACTTTTTATAATATCTGAAGTATCCATAATGATAAATACTTTCTAATTATAGTTTCTTATATGTGTGGGCTTTAGAAATGTTTTTATTAAAAAAGTTTCCTTGTGATTCCGCCATTCTGAATTGAGTGTATTTTTGGTGAGGAACATCACTGTACTCATATCTCATACCATTTTTAAACTCGGCTATCATTGTTTTAGTTAATGTATCATATTGTGTTCTTACAATATTTGAGGATTCAATTTCGTTTAAAATTGTAGTTCCGCTAATTATTTCGCTAGTTATTGCCATAATTTTTTTATTTAAAAATAAATATGGGTAAAAAAAAATCCACCCTAAGGTGGATTTCTAACTTTAAAATTTAAGAGATTATTTAACTTCCTCGAACTCTACATTTGAAAAGTCTTCTTCTGTTACTTCAGAGTTGTTTGTTTGTTCATACAACTTCTGACTTATGGTTTGGAATTTTTGATTAACCTCTTCCATTAAAACTTTTACTTCTGAAATTTCTTTCTTGTCGTAAGCCGTTTTTAACTTATCTACCGCCGAATTAATTTCGGCCTTTTCTTTTTCAGTAATCTTACCTTCAAGATCTTCCATAGATTTACCAACTTGGAACATTAATGAATCCGCAGAATTTAATGTATCAACATCTTCTTTTAATTTTTTGTCCGCCTCGGCATTCATCTCCGCCTCTTGTTTCATTCTTTCAATTTCTTCTTTTGACAAACCTGAAGATGACTCAATTCGAATTGATTGAACTTTATTTGTTGCTTTATCAACCGCCGAAACATTAATAATACCATTTGCATCAATATCAAAAGTCACCTCAATTTGTGGAGTTCCTCTTCTTGATGGTGGAATTCCTTCTAAGTTAAATTTACCGATAGTTCTGTTGTCTTTTGCCATTGCTCTTTCTCCTTGTAGAACATGAATTTCTACTATAGGTTGATTATCAACTGCCGTTGAGAAAACTTCAGATTTTTTAGTAGGGATTGTTGTGTTTGCATCAATTAGTTTTGTAAACACACCACCCATAGTTTCAATACCTAATGAAAGTGGTGTTACATCAAGTAATAATACATCAGTTACATCACCGGCCAATACTCCTCCTTGGATTGCTGCCCCCAAAGCAACTACCTCATCAGGATTTACTCCTTTTGATGGTTCTTTACCAAAGAATTTTTTAACCGCTTCTTGAACCGCAGGGATTCGAGTAGATCCACCAACTAAGATAATCTCGTCAATCTCACCAACAGTAAGATTTGCGTTAGACATTGCTCTTTTACAAGGTTCAATTGTTCTATCTACCAAAGATTGTGTTAATTGATCAAACTTAGATTTTGTAATTGTTATTACCAAGTGTTTTGGACCTGTAGAATCTGCCGTTACATACGGTAAATTGATTTCTGTTTGTGGTGAAGAAGATAATTCAATCTTTGCTTTTTCAGCCGCTTCACGAAGTCTCTGAAGTGCCATAGGGTCTTTTGAAATATCCATTCCGTTTTCTTTTTTGAACTCAGACACTAAATAATCAATAAGTGCTTGGTCAAAATCGTCACCACCTAAGTGAGTATCTCCATCAGTTGATAATACTTCAAAAACACCATCACCAAGTTCTAATACCGATACATCGTGCGTTCCACCACAACAGTCAAACACCACAATCTTCATATCTTTAGACATTTTATCAAGTCCGTAAGCCAAAGCTGCTGCGGTTGGTTCGTTGATGATTCTTTTTACAGTAAGTCCTGCAATTTCACCAGCCTCTTTTGTCGCCTGTCTTTGTGCATCATTAAAATACGCCGGAACAGTAATAACCGCTTCAGTAACTGATTGACCCAAATAGTCTTCAGCAGTTTGTTTCATCTTCTGAAGAATTGCTGCTGATAGTTCTTGTGGTGAATAAGTTCGATCATTGATTTGAACTTTTGGTGAGTTATTTTCTTTAACTACCTTGTAAGGGACCTTTGATGTTTCGTTTTTAATTTCATCAAAAGAAGATCCCATAAATCTTTTAATTGAGTAAATTGTTTTATCAGGATTTGTTACTGCCTGTCTTTTGGCAGGGTCTCCAATTTTTCTTTCACCCTCTTTAACAAATCCTACAATAGATGGTGTGGTTCTTTTTCCTTCACTGTTAGCAATAACTACAGGTTCCTTTCCTTCCATCACGGCAACACACGAGTTAGTTGTTCCCAAGTCAATTCCAATTATTTTTCCCATTTTTTATTCATTTTATTTTTTATGTTTATTTTTTCACATTTTTTACCAAATATATGCCATTCCATAAAACCTGTCAATATGTCAGTATATTTTTTTTTATACTGACAAAATAACAATATTGGACTTTTCTAAATTTATTTCTTAGTTTTTGAATGTAAAACAATAGAAGTATGTTAGAATTTATGGATGAAGGAAATGATAAAGCGAAAAAAAAGTCTGATAACGGTACACCTGTATTAGATAATTTCAGCAAGGATTTAAACAAATTAGCTCAAGAGGGTAAATTAGATCCTGTGATTGGTAGAAAAAAAGAAATATTGAGAATTGCTCAGATTTTATCTCGAAGAAAGAAAAATAATCCAATTATTATTGGTGAGCCAGGTGCAGGTAAGACCGCAATTGTTGAGGGTCTTGCGATGATGATCCATAATGGTGAGTGTCCTAAAAACTTGATGGATAAAAGAATTGTATCATTAGATATGAACTCAATTGTTGCTGGTACCAAATACCGTGGTCAATTCGAGGAACGAATGAAAGCGATGATTGAGGAACTACAGGCAACTCAAAACATCATTCTTTTTATTGATGAGATCCATACAATTGTAGGGGCAGGAAACAGTTCAGGATCATTGGACGCCTCCAACATATTCAAACCAGCACTTTCTCGTGGAGAAATCCAATGCATTGGTGCCACCACATTAGACGAATATCGTACAAACTTTGAAAAAGATGGAGCTTTAGAAAGAAGATTTCAAAAAGTTGTGGTTGACCCCTCAACTAAAGAAGAAACTTTAGAAATTTTAAAGTTAAGTAAATCAAAATATGAAGATCATCATAAAGTAACTTATGATGATGAAACTCTTAAAACTTTTGTTGAGTTAGCAGATCGTTATATTACAGATCGTGAATTCCCTGATAAAGCTTTTGATATATTAGATGAGGTTGGCGCTAGAATGCAAATTGACATCAAACTTCCGCAAGAAATCGAAGATTTGAAAGATCAGGCAAATCAAATTAAACAAGAAAAACTTGATGTCATAAAACGACAAGATTATGAACAAGCGGCAGAACTTCGTGATCGTGAAAGAGGGGTAATCGCTAAACTAGAAGAAGAAAAGAAAAAATTTGAGGAGCACTTAAAGAATAGTAAAAGAACTATACCTGAATCAATAATATATGAGGTTGTTTCTAATATGACAAAAATTCCCATATCTAATATTAACTTAGATGAAAGAAATAGTTTAATTAATTTGAATTCAAGTTTGAATTCAAAAGTTGTAGGTCAAGAGGAGGCTGTTAATAAAATTGCAAAAGCAATTAGAAGAAATAGAATGGGTATTAAGGATCCCAATAAACCAATTGGATCGTTTATATTCTTGGGATCAACCGGTGTAGGTAAAACATATTTGGCAAAACAATTAGCAAAAGAAATTTTTGGTAGTGAGGATAACATGATTCGTGTTGACATGAGTGAATATCAAGAAAAACACACTATTTCTCGATTAATTGGTTCACCTCCAGGTTATGTTGGTCACGATGAGGGTGGACAACTCACAGAACAAGTAAAAAATAAACCTTACGCAGTCGTATTATTTGATGAAATTGAAAAAGCGCACAAAGACATATTCTCAACACTTCTTCAACTATTAGATGATGGTCACATTACCGATTCTCTTGGTCGTAAAATCAACTTCAAAAATTGTTTAATAATTATGACATCAAACATTGGTGTTAAAAGGTTACAAGATTTTGGAACCGGTGTTGGGTTTAAAACAACAAAAAGTGAGGTTGTAATGGAAGAAGAAAAACAAGAAATTTTGAAAAAAGAATTAAAAAAATTCTTCGCACCTGAATTTCTAAATCGTATAGATGATGTTATAATTTTTAATTCGTTAGAAAAAAATCATATTGATGTCATAACAAAATTAGAGGTAGATAAATTACTCAAAAGAGTTTCTGAAAAACATTATAATTTTACATATGATCAAGATTTGATTGATTTCATTTCCAAAGTAGGTTTTGACGAAACATTTGGGGCTAGACCAATCAAAAGAGCAATCCAAGATAAAATTGAAGATTTAATTTCTGAAAAAATCTTGATGATGGAGATCGAAGAAAATAAAGACTATGTTTTGAAGGTTGAGAATGATGAGATAGTTGTTTCTAATAAAGAAGAAAAAGTCAAAAAAACAAGAAAAAAGAAAGATTAATTTTTTTATTAACAATTAATCAACTACTTTTGTAGAAACAATTTGAAATGGATCTAAATAAATTTAAAGAACTCTTATCTGTCCCAACCAAGACCTATAAGGAAAGTAAAATGGTAGAATATCTAATTTCTACCATTGGAGATATGGATGAAGTTACTCTTACATGTGACGAACACAATAACATATATGCGGTTAAAGGAACATTGGGTGAAGGAGAATTTTACCCAATGTTCATTTCTCACACAGACACAGTTCACGAACTTGTTGATCTTATTAATGTAAAAGAAGAATACCTTCTTCGCCCATACACATTTGGAAAAGATTTTGGTCAAGAACAAGTATTGTGTTTAAAAGCCTATGACAAAGATGGAAGACCAACAGGTATTGGTGGTGACGATAAATGTGGTATCTACATTTGTTTAGAATTACTTCGTCAATTAGACAAAGTAAAAGTCGCATTCTTTGTTTCAGAAGAAACGGGTTGTCATGGATCAAAATTTGTGGATAAAGAGTTTTTAAAGGATGTTGGTTATTGTACTCAATACGATGCACCTGGTGATCACCTGATTTCACAAGCTTGTATGGGAACCACTTTATTTGATAAAGACGGAGAGTTCTTCAATACCGCAATTCGATCAATCACAAAAGGGTTTGGTAATGAAATGATGGTTCAATCCCACCCATATACAGATATTATGATGATTAAACAATTATCTGATCTATCTTGTATCAATATGTCATGTGGATATTATAACATGCACACAGCAAATGAATTCGTTTGTATTGATGATGTTGAGAGAGCAATTCAGGCAGGAAAAAACATGGTTAAAGATCTTGGTTTAAAAAAATATGAGTTTAAACATATTGAGTCAAAACCACTAAAGTCTTTACTACCCTTTGATGATACTGATGAAAGTCCATTCTACGATGAGGTTCACCAACTAACATCTATTGATGTGATTGAGGAAAAAGATGGGTTTATAATCGCAGATATCTACGATGAAAACCACTTTTATATTGATGATGAAGATGGGTTAAAATTATACGAGATTTTAAAAGATCGTTATCGTCTTAATTGACCTGGATCGATTCTGAACTCATTTGGGTTGAATAAACCTGGCTGAGTTACCATTTGAATTACCTCATCAGCAGTTGCCAAACCATATTTACGATCACCAAAATAACTTCCTGACCCAATAAGATACTTTACCTTTAATGTTTCAGGATCAACTGAATCCACTTTTATAAATAAATTTTTTTGACCTGGAATTTCTTTTCTATAAAATAAATTCAAAGATGAGAGTTTATTCATAATTTTCATATATTCAGAAGAAAATTCTTCTTGGGCTCTTTCTATATATTCATCAATTAAATTAACCAATTTTTCACAAGACTCAGATTCAAACATTTCATTGTCCATTACATAGTATTCCATTTCGTAATATTCAGGAAGACCGTGCCTGAATTTGTTATCAATTTTTTGAATTAACACATCAAGAGCATTCCCATCAAATTCACCATCTTCAACAAATAACTGAACCAGATTACCCCAACTTATAAAGTATAACCCAAAACACCACTTACCCCATTTTTCAACACCATAATCACTAAGTGTATTACAATATTCTTTTTCGATCGCTTCTTTAACTCCTGATTCAGTTGCATTTGCTTTAGCAGAACATATAATCTCATCCATTTCATCTCCAATATGTTGAAAGTATTTGTCTAATACACTTGTGATATCCCCTTCACCATCAATTCTACTACCGTCTTCTTTAATATTATCAACAAGGTTAGGTGCAATTATTTTAAGTAATTCTTTTAATCTGAGTTTTGCTTCACGACAAAGATATCCTAAAGTATATCCTTCACTCCAATCGCCATATGCTCGATCTAGACACTCAATATAAAAATCATAAGAACCATAATACATACGATCATAATTAGTCGCATCCCACTCACCGTCAGACCCTTCTTCAAATGAAGGATAATGAAAAAACTTTAAAAATTGCTCTAAATCATCAAAATCAAATAATAGTCCATCA